AATTGGTATGAAAATGTCAATGTAAAGGACCTAGAGATATCGGAAGCAAAATGGGATGCGATGATGAGACCGCGTGGTTCAACTAGATTGATTGATGCGATAATAGAAAGGGTGATGGAGCAAAAAAAGTATATAAATAAGTTTAAAAGTGAATTATCAAAAGAGGTGAAAGGGTTGAAGCCAGAAATAAAAACATCAATAATTGTTTTGACAGATGGTAGAGATAATAGTTCTATTAGAACATCGAAGGAATTGTCAAAGGTTATGGAAAAGGTTCAGAGCGAAGGAACGATTGCGTTATTTTTGGCGGCGAATCAGGATGCGATAATGGAGGGGAAAAATTTTGGATTTTCAGGAGATAAGTGTATTACGTACGGTGCAGATGGAGAACGTGTCGGAAGTGCGATGGATGCGATGAGTAGGATATGTAGAGATATAAGTGATGGAGGTCCTCCTCCACCGACGGGTTATGGGTTTAGCTCGCTAGAGAGGGCAAATTCAGCGCCTTTGAGTCCACCAGATTTAGATTGGCGGGAGGGTCTCCCTCCTCCTCCTCCTGCAAGAAGCGGGTTGGTACGTCAGGGGGCAGACTCTTATAATGTAAACGAGTTTCCTCCATCAATGTATGCAAATCCTCATTTTAATAGAGAGAATAATAGGATATTACGACCACCTAGTCCTTTAGATTCACCACCATCTTGTAAAACACCAAAATCTAGTCATGTATCACCAATTAATAATAATAATAATAATACACTACCTAGTTATGATTTTAAAGAAGAGCAGGCGATACAAGCACTTTTATCATTAAAAAGGTCATAATATTATATTTAGTAAAATTATATGTGTGAAATAGTTATTGAAAACAAAACATATGATATGACAAACTTTACAAAGATTCATCCTGGGGGGGAAAAGATGATAAGTATATTTTTTGGTAGTGATGCAACAAATGCATTTCAAAGTTATCACGGACGTAATTTTCCTCATGAGAAAATGGAAATGTATTTAAAAAAAGAATTATTAAACGATAATAAAAAACTTTATATGGATTCAGATTACATAAAATTACATCAGCACGTGAAAGAATACTTGAAAAAATATTTAAGAACCGACGGTTATGCTCCTATAGAACAATGGATAAAAATTTTTTTTTTAATAATAGCAACTTTATATGTAGAATGGTCGTCAATATACGATAGAAATCGTAGTTTTACGTGTGCAATAGTAATGGGTATATTATATGCATGGATAGGATTAAACATACAACATGATGCAAATCACGGTGCTTATAGTAGAAATAGTAAAATAAATGAATATTTGGGATATAGTCAAAATTATATAGGAGGTAGTGCATTAATGTGGATGTATGAACATATAGTAAATCATCACCAGTATACAAACAGCATTAAAAAAGATCCAGATATTCAAGGAGGTAGTGTATTAAGATTTTATAAAGAAAAAGAAAATAGAAAACCAAGATGGTATCATAGGTTTCAGGATAAATATATATTTATACTAGAAAGTTTATTTGGTTATTTAGTAGTTATTATCACACCGTTTGAATTATACACAAATAAATATGGATTAAAGTATAAATTACCTAGTTCGGTAGAAAAATGGCGTCGACGGGAGCAAGTAATGAATGTTTTATTTTTGGTACGTTTTTTCTTATTACCATATTTATTATTTAATGATACGTTTAAGATATTGTTATTAAAATGGTGTGTAACAATAACAACAACTGGATTTTATCTAGCATTTTTCTTTGCGATATCACATAATTTCGATGAGGTAGAAATGTTTGAAAACGTAGAAAATTCAAATTTTGCAAGACAGCAAATAGAGTCATCGTGTAATGTGGGTGGTAAGATATTAGGTTATTTTAATGGTGGTTTAAATTATCAGATAGAGCACCATTTGTTTCCAAGAATAGCTCACAGCTATTATCCATATATAGCACCTATAGTGAAAGAATGGAGTGAAACAAGACGTATAAAGTATACTCATTATTCATCAATAAAAGAGAATGTAACAGCTATGATGATAAGATTAAATAAGTTAGGTATTGATAAAAATGAAAAAAAATGTGAAAATAAATATTCGGTTTCATACGGTGATATGTATGAAGAAGCAAGAAACGGCTATAAACCTTTAACAAAGGAAGAACGTAAAGAAAAAATAGAAATATTTTTCAAAAAAAATTATAATATAGTAGAGTCTGTAGATTTTACATCAAAAGCATTTGAAAAGTAAATGAATAAAAATTGAATCTATTTTATAATAAGATAGTTTTTATTATAAAATAATGACTACGCATAAGCGAAATGTCTTTGATATGCTTGGGGATGATTGTGATGATAGCAACGATAGCAAGGAAACGGAACAGCTTGAACGGAAGGCAAAAAAGAAGCTTCGTGAAATAGAAAAATTAAAAAAAAAGAAGCACAAAAATCCAGAAGAAAATGCAAAAATAGCGGAAGAACCGTACTGGGAGGAGATTGCAAGACCAGCAGAGGAAGAAGTTCCTAGTAAGAGAGAGATAGATTTAAGGAACCGACAAGAAAAACAGATTGAGAAAATAAAAAAAGAGTATGAGCGTAAATTACAAAAAGAAATAAGTATGCAAAAAAAGAAGATTATGTTATTAGAAGGGAAACTTCGTGTATACGACGAAAATAAAAGATTGTTTTATAGAACCATCTCGGATCAGGCGAAAACAATATCGGAACAGTGTAGAAAGATAGATGAATTGAGTCGCGGAATACGTCGGGATAGTTCTTCATCAATAGATATAGTAGGGATTTTGGAGGAAGAATGGGATAAAATGAGAAAAGCGGAACCTACCAGTAGTCCACTAAAATTATGGAGGAACATGATGTTAAAATATCATCCAGACAAATTATCATCAACATTGGGAACAAAGATGTCTACGGAAATTACTAGTATATTGACAAATATGAAACCAAAGTAATAAATAATAAGGTTATTGAGATGCTACGTTAGAGAGATTTTTAAAGGTATCATACAAGCATTTAAAATAACTCCTAGAATCATAATGAAGACCGTGTTTGTTAAATAATACTTTAACGTATGGGGCTACAAGGGGGCTTCGGAATTGTGGAAGAGCGGGAAAAAGATGATGTTCAATTTGAAAATTCAAGAAGCTCATCCACCAAGAACAGAATAAAGAAGGTTTGCAGTTAGTAGTATGATTAGCAGCGTAGGTAATCCAATCTTGATATTTATTTTCAGAAACAATATCACGGTGAGTATGACTAACTGCAAAATTAACAAAAATATAATTTGCAGAAACAACAGTTTTAAAAATATATATTAGAATACTTTTTTTTATAGTCCATGTGTTAATATATGAGAATAAGGCCCACAGAGCAATTCTAGTGGTAATAGTAAATAGTTCATAATAATTTTTTGTTCTTAAACAGAATCTAGGATGAAGATAGAATTGCCAGAAAAAAACAACAAGAGTGGTAATAACAGGAAAGAATAGGTAGGCTTGATAGGATATCCATAATTTAAGTAATGGGTTTTGTATTTTATCGGCGATAGTTTTATGGAAAGCAACTAGTGGTAGAGTATCAAGGTCAACATCGTGGTTTATTTTTTGTGGTGTAGCGTGGTGTTTATTATGTTGATTTCTCCAATAGGATGCAGACATTCCGCAGCCTAATCCGTAAAATACGATTTGTATTTTTCTATCGGTTTTAATAATTCCAGTAAGACTATAGTGTCCGGCTTCATGCATAAACCAACCGGAACGGCCTTCTGCGATACCAAATATAAGGCATGCGATGGATGTATTTAAAATTCTAAAATAAAATAATAAGCTGGCAACAAAAAAAAGAGAAGTAATTTCTAGTATGCGATATATAACATGACGAATTGAAGGTTTAAAGTATCCAGATATGATTAATTTATTTTTAAGTATATAGAAATCCTTTAATAATTGTTTATTTTTGGGATATTGAATAGACTCTTCAGTTTTAATTACGGGTAATGTTTTAAGGATATTTCTAGCATAGGTAGAACGATAATGAAATTCATTAAATGCAGCGGTAGCATCGCTGTTGGCATAATATTTAATAACGGACCCTCCTGGATGTATCTTAATAAAATCAGTAATATCATAAATTTTTCCATCTATAAAAATAGACGTCATTTTAGATATGTATATATATATAATATTATTATTGTAAAACTTTTATATTATAAATAAAATATACATAGAAAAATCTTTATAATATAAAGTAATATGCGTTCAGTAGTAGCAAGCGTTTTTATGCTTATGATGGGACAATCATCTGGATTTATTGGGCAAACAAAACCAATTGTTTCTTCTTTTAATTATCAAGGGGATATTCGCCCGGTAGGTTATTTCGATCCTGCGAATATGGCAAGTAGTTTGTCGGAGAAAGATTTGAAATATGTTCGGGAGGCGGAGTTGCAGCATGGTCGCGTAGCGATGATGGCATTTTTGGGTTTGGCGGGGATAGATTTGGTGCAAGACAAGCTAGCAATTAATTTTTTGTATGATCTAACGTGGGAACAGCAGTTTCCTTTTTGGTTTGGAGTAGGTTGTTATGAATTTGCGCGAATGGGTGCGGGATGGAAGAATCCTTTTGTAGAGAAGGGGTCATATTTTAAGTTGGAAGATGGTTATCAGCCAGGTAATGTATTGAAGCTTCCAAAGGAGATGTATTCGGATGTACGGCTTAACCGCGAACTATCGAATGGTCGGCTAGCGATGCTTGGTAGTCTAGGGTATATTGCGGAAGAGCTAGTAAAGCAACATCAACTACTTTAAAAAATAAATAAATAAATAAATAATAAATTTTTAAATATTTATTTATAAAAATTGAACCAGATTAAAATACTTTTTAATGTGTAGTAAAAAGAAAGATATGTCTAATTTTACGGAAGGCAACACGCCATATGGTCGTTTTACACGAACTCAGTCAAGTATTACATACGAGTATCCTTATTCGTTTGTGGGGACGGTCCCTCCATCCTGTGATGTGATTATACAAGTTGAGTATAAAAAATCAGGAAATGTTGGTGTGTTTGATATTACTTATACAAATTTAGTAGGAAAAAAGAGTGTAAAAAATTACAGAGACAATTTTGCGATTTCACACTGTCATCCTTTGGCGGAAACAATTATAGCACATGACGATGAAAGTTTAATGGAAGGAAGTATAGTTGCAGCGAATCCCATAACCTTCCACATGATAGAATGTTTAATGCGAGAAGAAACGGACGAGGTCGAGCAGTATAATACGGGGGTGGTTACTGAGAAATGTTATAAGAGCCAGATCATGCGAGCACTTACGGAGATGGAACTTTAATTAAAGATTAATTAAAGTATTTATTTTTGGTTTTCCTACGTTTTGTTTTTTTTCTACGTTTTGTTTTTTTTCTACGTTTTGAACCACTCCCAATTTTTCGTTTTTTAATATCTCTTTCTTTAATTTCTATTTGAGTATTATCGTATTCACCTGCAGTAATTAGCGATTTATTTATATTTTTTTCGTGTTGAAAGAGTGTATTATTTCTTTTAGTATAATCATTAATTGACCGTTGAATATGTTTAGGTAATGATTCTTTATCAAGTGTATCCAAATATAACTGAATATTTGTGGTATTTTCAACAAAATCTTCATTATTCTCTATCCTACAAGCAGATTCGTATAGTTCTTGAAATTCAGTTAATTTATTACTTAATTGGGGATGGTCTTTAGTTTTTGTTCTCAAATTATCAAAATTTTTATATATATCTATATCAAACTGTAATTTATAGTCCCCTAATTCTTTTTTTTGTGTTTCATTCATTGCTTTTACCCCAGGAGTATGGTTAAAGGTTAATCTAGTTATTCTAGTAGGCATATTATTAATATATTATATTATATAGATATTAATAATTAATTTATTTTTTTTTCGCCATATGGCGCCCATATTTCATCCATAAAAGAACACTTACGGTAAATCCAAGTAAAAATCCAGCTATACATTGGTCTGGATGGTCTCCCAAGAAGGGTCTAGTGAGCAAAGGTCCTAAAAAAAAGGTTAAAAAAGAATAAAAAAGCATAATTGCAATGGATGTGGGATTGCTTAGATGTACCATTTATATAAGTAAATATTATAATTAAAATATATAATTTATTTATAATGGATATATTCCCAGAAACGTTTTATAAAAAAAAAATGCCCAAACGCCGTTCTCATAAAGAGTTGATATTAAAAAAAATTTTTTCACTTAATCAACTTATATATAATAAAGAGTTTGATATATCTAAGGTATCTAACTTATGTTTTGATAAGCTAAGAAACGCAAAAAAAGTATGTATAGTTGGAAATGGTCGAGTTGAGAAAAATATAAGCCATTTAATAGAAAAATTTGATGTAGTTATAAGATTTAATGATTATACCAATGCAACATATGATAAATTAGTTGGAACAAAAACAGATATTCATTTTTTATCTTTAAATAACGGTAATAAGGAAGGTAATCAGGATAATTGGTTAAAAGAGTGTGATTGTAGAATAATTATGGAAATACATCGAGAAAAGATATACGAAAATTTAAGTGATACGTTTAAAGAAAAAACGATATCACCTTCTAGTGATTATATTAATTCAATAAAAAAGATAGGTGAAATTACTAGAGGATTTTATGCATTAGGAATTTGTCTACAAGTAAAAGAAAGTGTAAATAAAGATATGAAAATATATATTATAGGTTTCGGAGGAAAAGGTCATCATTTAGAAAAGTATGTGCATATATCACATAATCATAAGGAAGAAATGACAATAATTAATCACTTGAAAGACCAAAAAAGTATAATAGATTTACAAGACTGTGAAAAGAAAACGGAGGCGACGTCTGGAGAGATACGGGAGCTAAAAGCGATATTTATAAAGCTTCGCGATGACGAGGGTGCGAAAGAGTCGGCGTTATTAAATAACTACTGGCGGATTATTGAACAAAATGACATATTGGCTAGGTTTATTACGTTTAATAACGGCGATCTTGAACTTGCCAAGGAACAAACTTTATTATATATCGAGTGGCATTTACAAGAAAGTCAGGAAGAAATGCGACGTGAGTCTCATGACAAAGCATATCTTTTTGTACCTAAGGTAGACCCAAGTGTTCTAGGGTTATAATGTTTTTTGGTCAATCAATGTAATATTATTTTATATCTTAAAAACCATACTCCTTCTTTGATTAAATCCATCCGTCTTGCTTCTTCGTCCCAGAAACTTAAAATACTTTTCCGCTAATTTAAATCTCGGGACTATATTTTTTGCTTTTTTATATTTAGTATTTCGATATTTATACATCGCCTCCAACCTTACCTTTAAAATCATTCCTACTTGCCATATTCTTTTATGCGGATACTTTTTCCCTTTAAATAATCTCTCCAGCTTCTTAATCGTTTCCTTTACATCTTCTACTGTAGTATATTTTATCTTTATAGTATCCTTTGGATTCTTATCTATATAAACATCAAAACTTTTTTTGGGATTATCGGGATTATATAAAAAACTTTTTTTTGTGTTTTTATTTTTTCTGTATTTTCTTTTTCTTATAGTTTTTCGTTTACGCGAAGGATTATAACGTTTAGTTTTTCGCCGTGAACGCTGAGGTTTATAGCCTCCGCCAGGGGCGGGTAATGGGGATTCACAGGTAAAACTTTTAATTTGTTGTAAAATTTCTTTTGGTAGTTGAATATGTTCTGCTAATTGTTCAGCATCTAATTGCATAAGGTGATCAAAATTTGCTGGTTTGTAAAATTTATAACCCATGGGAGGATTGCTGGTGTTTTCAGTAAAATAATGTAGTTGAGGATTTTCATCATTGATTTTTGTATAAAAAACAGCAATCTTATTTTTTTTATTTATAATCGGATACTTACGTTGATATAAAGGGGGAACCTCATTATGGTCTATGCTTTTACAATATCTTCCTAAATAAGTTGCCGCAGGTGTATCGTTAGATAAATGTTTTTGAGCAATATATATAGCACCTTTTTTCATTTCAGGTTTATCAGAATCATTTGGTAAAAATACTTCACCTGCGGTTTGATAATTAGTCATATTAATTATATAATATAACGATTTAAAAATTTACTTATAAATAAATAAATAAAAATATAAAATGAAAATTATATTATTATTAAGTATTTTAAGCAAAGTATCAAGTTATGCATATAACTTATGTGTAGTAGGAGCATCGAGTGGATTAGGTAGAGAATTGGTATATCAGGGTTCTTTAGATAGAAATAAAACTGTATTAGCACTGACATCACAGCCTGTTTTAAGAAAACCTTGTCGTGTAAATTCTTTTACGGAAATAAAGAATCAGCCGATTTATATAACTAATAAAGTTGACAGAGATCATTATTGGAAAGATTTGTCGAATTATGATTATCAACATATAGTATTTACAACAAGCGCAAAACCGTTTAAAGAAGATTATTCAGATCGTTTAATGTGTAAGATAATGCAACGTTTGCCAAAAAGTTGTAAAACGGTAACCTTGGTAAGTGCATACGGGGTCGGAGATAGTTTAAAAAATAAAGAAGTCGGTATAAAAGTGATGAATGATTGGTATTTAAAAGACGTATATCGAGTAAAAAACGAGCAGGAAAGGATGTTAGATTATAATATTTTTAAAGCGAAATATCCAGATATAAAAAGATACATAATACGACCAAAGGCATTATCATACGGTAAAACCGTATTAAATTCCGTAACAAGACAAGATTTGGCAAAGAACATATTAGATAACTTGTTTATGTCAGATAGCTTAATAGATATTTTATAACTAATAGTTAATACAAAGAATCATAAGAATTGACATCCACAAAGGATTAGTTTTTTTTTTTTTATTAGCTTCCCCTTTATCACCTTCATCATGACCATAAAATCCATTACCATAATAATACCCTTGTTTTGTACCGTCAGGATTTGTTTTTTTAGGAGGCTGTTTTAAACCTACAAACATACCATTACCATAATGATAAGCTCTTTTATATTCTTTTTTTAGCGGATATTCATCATAATTCATATACATATTAATAAAAAAAAAAAATAAATATATTTTAACTATTAATATCATTGAAAATATTATCTAATGTTTTTTTATTTGTTTCCGCATCATTAAACCCTTCTTTAAATAATAGTTTAGGGTTGAAATTATTTTTTTTTCTTATCCCAGGCATGTTCATGTATTTTGTGTTATTCCATAAATTTGAAGAAACGTGTAAAATAGAATTTTTAGGTTTAATATAGGAATCCTTTTTTAATCCTCCATCAAATGAAAATTTTTTTTTATATCTTTTAAATGGACCTCCACCAATAATAAAAGGTATATGTGAACTGGCAAGACAACAATCTAAGGCATCTTCTAGGTCTATAAAGGAATTATAAATTGTGTATTTTAATTTAAATTTATTATATCTACCTAATTCTGTAAGACCAATATTTAAACGTTCTAGATAAAAATCATCCGTATTATAGTTATTTAAAAACATATCTTTAACCATTTTTCCGCATTTCGCTAAAGGTTGGTCAAAGTTTATTTCAAATAGTTTTTGTATCATATCATCATCATCACCCTTATAACACAAAAACAATGAATTCCATGAACCCGCAGAAGCACCCAAGTAATCATATTTGTTTATATCATAATTTTTTTTGATATAGTAAAGTGTTCCTAGATAGTAAAAGCCTTTTATACCTCCAGGACTAATAGAAATAACATTTTTGCGAAAAGTAGTAGAAGGATTATGATTAGAATCAGAAAAAATAAAAGAATTACATAAATTTGCCATACTTAAAAAAATGACAATTCTATTAAATATTGAATACATCATATTATTATTAATATATCATATATTAATAATATATAACATCATATTATAACTAAAGGTATAGAAAAAAATCTAAATAATAATTATAGCAAAATGAAATTTTGTTCCGTAAGTTGTTTAATTTCTGTAGTATTTTTTGTATCGGCGTTATTCAAATTAATGACCATGGATAAAGAAATGTACGATAAAGGATTTTCAAAAACTTTATCAAGTGAACAACTATCTAAATATAAGAATATAGTGGAAGAGCGTAAAAATATATCTTTACGAGGATATGGTTTAGGATTTGCATTAGCGATAGGTATAATAGTTTTTAATATGTCTATGAAGAAAGAGAAATTAACAAAGATGTCTATGATATGTACAACAGCATCTACGGTATTTATAGTACAATATCTTTATTATATATTAGCACCTAAATCAGACTGGATATTATTACATTTAAATACCCAAGAGCAAAAAGAGCGATGGTTAGATATATATAGAACGATGCAGTACAATTGTCATTTAAGTGTAGCATTAGGCATTATAGCAGCGGCTGCATTATCAAATTCTTTTTGTTAAATATATTTAGAAAAATAAACTCACTTTATAATTATGAACATACAAATACCGTTGTTAGAATTATCAGAAACAAACACAAAACCCACCGTATCTAACTATAGATTATATGCTTCTTTGTTAATAATTCCTTATATTTGGTGCTTGCCTTTTCTATCGGATATAGGATTTGCAGAGAATAATGCAACAAGTATTTCAGGTTTTATAGCAAATGCTCATGCTACTGGGGCATTAGCGGCATTATCTTTCAATCCATTAATTTTAATGTGGGAATATCAAATGTACTTACTATCTAAAAAAATATATGAAAAATATAAAAATATATTGTGGACAAGTTTAACTTTGTATCAGGGTTTTTATGGTAGTTTCTTGGTATGTACTGTAAATTATGTACCAGATTGGTTGCATACAACAACCGTCGTATTATTTTCCACAGCATTTGTCGCTCACTCATGTATTATCATGTACTATTTGAGTCCAACACTCATAGGAAATATAGACCTTTTAATGGGTATAATAAGTTGTAGTTGCTTATTGTTTGCCAAAGGAATGTGGTTTTGGGCATTTGAATGTATAGGGTTTACATCAATGATATTATTTACACCGATAGAGGTGGTTAATTCATAAACATTATAGTATTTTCATGTACTTTCATACATGATAAATATTTCTCAAAATATTCTTTACATTTTTTTTCTTTTTTTTCCCTAGTATGTTGTTTTGTTATAGATAACTGCATGCATTTTATAAAGTCCATTCTTTCAATATGACATGTTTGAAGCGAAAGATTATATTCTATTTCTTCATTTTTTTCCATAATTATATTATTATATAGTATATTTTATTTATATAAAAAACATATATAAAGAATATACACGGATATATAGTGTGTATCGACACAGCAATTCCCAATCCAAAATATTTTAACCCAAATCAAAATAAAAAATAATAGAGTACTCTCTGTTATTATAAAAATCGTGTATTATGAAAATACATCGTTTTCCCGAAATAATATTTCGTTTTCCCAACGAATATTATAACAATTATCGATACCGCAAATCAGCAAACAGCAATCATCGAAAAATTATTATTTTCATAATTAGCTGATAGAACTATATAGTATATCTATATAGCACTAACTATATATTTTATTGTATTTGTGTGTGTGTGTGTGTGTGTGTGT